AGATCAAGGAATTGTTCGGGTTAATGAGCGAAGAGAACGGCGGAAGTACCTGGGAGCGTCAAGTATTGGCGATGAGTGCAGCCGTAAGATACAGTATCGCTACCTAAATTATCCTCAAGATGAGAACTCTGGCTTTAGCGCACAGACTTTACGCATCTTTGAGTTCGGTCATGGAATTGAAGACTATGCAGCCAAATGGATAAAGGATGCAGGTTTTGATCTTAGGACAGAAGATAAGATGGGAGAACAGTTCGGGTTTTCAATCGCTGATGGTGAGATCAGAGGTCACATAGATGGTGTGATCTGTGACGGTTCTGTTGACATGTGTTATCCCTCATTATGGGAAAACAAGTCAGCAAAAGACAACAAATGGAAAGCTTTTCAACGTATGGGCGTGGCGAAAGCAAACCCGACATATGCAACGCAGATCGCTCTGTATCAGGCTTACATGGAGCTAACGGAATGTCCTGCATTGTTCACAGTCGTAAACAAAAATACGTCTGAAATATACTATGAGTTGGTTCCTTTTGATAAGGACTTGGCACAAGCAGCAAGTGATA